TGGTTTAACTAAAACTAAGCCTTCAGCACCTAATATCAAAGTTCAACTTGGTACTGTTATTAATGCTGGTTCAGGTGGTTCTGGTTCATTCCAAGTATTGCTTAATACAGGATCAGAACTTGGCGGTACAGACAGCAATGTGCAACTTACAAGCCCAACTGCTGCACAACTGCTAACTTACAGCACTACAGACGGATATTGGAAAAACACTAGCCTAGCGTCTGGAACTGGTATTAGCGTAGGCAATGCTGCAAGTGGCGTAGTCACAGTTACCAATAGTGGCGTTACTTCAGCAGTAGCTGGAACTGGCATTAGCGTATCGGGTGCAACTGGCGCAGTAACCGTAACCAATACAGCCCCTGACCAAGTAGTTAGCATTTCTGGAGCTGGCACAACTACTGTAACTGGCACTTATCCTAACTTTACAGTCACTTCTAATGACCAATATGTAGGAACAGTCACATCCGTAGCTGCTTTAACTTTAGGCACAACTGGCACAGATCTAAGTTCTACAGTAGCCAACAGCACTACAACTCCAGTAATCACGCTGAATGTGCCAACTGCTTCAGCCACAAATCGTGGTGCTTTAAGCGCAGCGGATTGGTCTACATTTAATGGCAAAGCTAACGCATTTACCTACACAACTAGCTACATTCCATACGGTCAAGGAACTACAACGCCTAACCAATCGTCTAGCCTGACTTATGCAAGCTCGACTTTGACAGCACCAGTAGTTAGCGCAAGTAATGGTTTAGTAGTTAATAGCAATACCGTATCTGCAAGCTATTCCATTCCTAGCGGATCATCAGCTATGAGTACCGGCCCTATGACCGTTGCATCAGGTCAAACCGTTACCATTCCTAGTGGTTCTCGTTGGGTAGTTCTGTAATGTTTCAAACGGCTTTTCAGCCCAATGCGTTTCAAAATGACGCATTCCAGATCTACATTGAGCCTACGCCAACAGGCACAAGAGGTGGAGATGGTTGGACTGCTGAAGAATGGAAACGAGCGCAAGAGTTAGACAAAAAGCTACGACTAGCTGAAGAAAAACGGATTGCTTCTATCAAGGCAGATCAAGAAGCTCGTAGGGACTTTATTCGTGAACAAATTAGTCCTACTCCTAAAGTCAGTAAACGCAAACAATCTAAGGTAGAATCTGTAAGCGAAGAAAAGCAAGATGAAGTCGTTAAATACGACAAACTGATTGCCAATCTTGAACGCCAAAAGCAAGACTTATTAAATGCCGTATTGATTCGTCAAGCTAAAGAGCGTTTAGAGCAAGAAATAGCAGTATTGGAAGCCAAACGGTTAGCCGAGTTAGATGACGAGGAAAGCATTCTGGCATTGTTTTTATAAAGGAGAAAGCGTGACTACTTACGCAGATAACGGTTGGAGCGATGAGTTCTAACTTAAATCCACATCAACAATACAAACTGGCTTATACACACCTACATCAAGGCAGATATGCTGCTGGATTTAGGCAATTTGAATGGCGTTGGCATCCTGAGATCCTAGCCAATCAGACCATTCCATATAAGCGTGAACCAGTAAAACCTAAAACATGGATGGGCGAATCACTATTAGGCAAGTCCATCGTTGTCCAGATGGAACAAGGCTTTGGTGACATCATTCAATACGCTAGATTCCTACCATCATTAAAGGTATTAGGCGCATCAAAGGTCGTTGTGCTGACAGTCCCATCATTATTTGAGCTATTGGGGCAGATGGAATGTATTGACCAGATCACCAATTTGACTGAAGAAGGACCGGGTCACGAATGTGACTACTGGATTGGCTCAATGTCCCTTCCCTATTACATAGATTGCTCAATGCCCTATGTAAAAAGCCTGTTTCCAGTAACAAAAAACAAGATTGTTGGCTCAGAAGGCTATCTAGAAGCAGAAGCAAGCAATATTCCACGCAAAATTGGCGTAAATTGGGGCGCATCTAAGGGCGCATTGCGTTGGATTAAGTCTATTTCTGTAGAACACATGACGGAGTTGGTAGGGGACGATGCTTATTCCTTAAATCCTGAAGAAAATGGCAACTTTAGACCATTACCAGAGGACGGATGGAAGCAAAACTGGTCAATTACTGCCAAGCACATGAAGGCTATGAAGGGCGTGGTGACTGTAGATACAGGAACTGCTCATTTAGCTGGTGCATTAGGCGTGAAATGTATCGTTTTGTTACCTAAAGAGGAATTTATTTGTTGGCGTTGGAAAAATGGGCGTTGGTACGATTCTGTTATCGCTTTGCGTCAAGAGGAATACCACAAAGTTCAAGACTTAATAAGGAGAATGTAATGGCATTAGTCAAAATTAAGGTTACTTGTCCACATTGCAAGGTTGACCATGAGGAATACGACCCAAAACAAATGGATGATCGTGAACACTACCTTACTTATTGGGGTTTACCCTATGAAGGTAAAGAAGCCGATGAAGCATGGCAAGCAAAACTGGATATGCAACCTAAAGAAGCACCAATGGTGATGTCTGATATTGATGGCTATGTAAGCCAAGTAGATGGTTCATGGATTAAGAGCCGTAGCCACCATAGAAGCCACTTAAAACAGCATCGAATGATTGAATTAGGCAATGATGTACCAATGAAGCAACCAGAAGCACAAGTAAGCAGAAAGTCCCAAGAAGCAAGAAAGCGTCAGATTGCTGAATTGGCTTATGCAAAACTCAAATAATCAGACAACTTGGAGAAAAACATGGCAGATTTAGACCGTAGAGAAGCACTAATGGCAGCGATGGACGCAGCCGAAGAAGGTACATTAGAAGCACCTGAAGAAAAGGAGATTATTGAAAATGTCGACCCAATTGAAGCCGAAAACGAAGCCAACGCTGAAGAAAGCTACGACAAAGAGCGTGATGAAAAAGGTAGATTCGTCAGTAGCGAAGAAACTGAGCCAAGCCAAGAAGCCGAGGAAACCGAAGAAGTTGACGCTAGCGCAGAAACTGAAGAACTGGATCAAGAGCCTGTTTTAAAGCCTACAACTTGGAAAAAAGAATATCTGCCACTATGGGATAAGCTAACTTCTGGCGTACCTTTGACCAAAGCCGAAGGTATCAAACTGGCTAAATATACAGGCATTCAGCGTGAAAACGAATTTAAGAGTGGCGTAAGCACTTACAAAGCTGAAGCAGATAGAGCTAGAGAACTTGAAAAAGCTATTGCTCCATTTCAGCATGAGTTTGAGCAACAAGGAATTACGCCAGCTGCATGGATTAATAATCTAGGCAGAGCGCACATGATTTTGAGCAAAGCTCCGTATGACCAAAAAATACAAGTATTTCAGCGACTTGCACAAGATTATGGTATACAATTAAATCAAGATGGTCAGTTTGCTGCTCCACCACAAGTTGATGCTTACACTCAACAACTGATGAATCAGCTAAACAGGGTCAACCAAGAGGTATCTACTATTAAAAGTAGATTCCAACAGGAAGAAGAATCTCGTCTAAACCACGAGATTGAAACAGTTAGAAGTGATGTGGAGAATTTTCCGCATTTTGATGTGGTAAGGGAAGAAATGGCTCAACTACTTGAGCTAGGGAAAGCCCAAGACCTAAAAACGGCTTATGCCAAAGCGGTACGCTTAAACGATGAAGTATGGGCAATCGAACAGGATCGACTTCTGAAGAATGCACAGAAACAAGCGTCTAAAGCATCGCAAGTAGCTAAAGCTAAGGCTGCAGCAGTTAGTCCAAAGTCCGTTACACCTAGCGGAAAAGTGGCAAGTGCTGAAGATAAAAAGGATAGACGGTCACAAATTTCCGAGTTACTCGGAGAAGCGATGAGCCGTAGGGTTTAACTAAACATTTTTTAACTAAGGATATATCATGGCATTCGCTAACTCAGCAATTACCGATATTATCGCTACCACAATTCAAAGTCGTAGCGGTGAATTAGCAGACAACTTAACACAAAACAACGCAATCCTTCAGCGTCTTAACTCCAAAGGCAATGTTCGTCCTTTCAGCGGCGGTAATGTCATCCTGGAGGAAATTTTTTATGATGATAGCCAAACCAACAACGCTAACAGCTATAGTGGATATGAGGTGCTGGACATTGCCCCGGATAGCCCAATTTCTGCGGCTCAATTTAAAATCGCTCAGTACGCAGACGCAGTAACAATGTCTGGTCTTGAGATGCTCCAGAACTCAGGCAAAGAAGCAATCATCGACTTGTTAGATGGTCGTATGCAAGTTTCTGAAGCTCGTTTGTTGAACCGCATTTCTGGTGACTTGTACGGTGATGGTACAGGCAACGGTGGTAAGAACCTTGATGGTCTTGGCGCTGCTGTTTCTGCTACTCCTACATCTGGCACATACGGTGGTATCAATCGTGCTAACTGGACATTCTGGCAGAACCAGATCACTACTGGCGTTACAACAACTCCAGCTACAACAAACATTTTGGCTAAGATGACTGAAGCTGCTATCAAGCAGATTCGTGGTACAGACAAGGCTGACTTGATCGTTGCTGGTAACACAATGTATCAACTCTATGTAAACGCATTGCAAGCTATTCAGCGTATCGCTTCTGAGGAATCAGGTGCTTCTGGTTTCGCTTCATTGAAGTTCTACGGTGGCGGTACTTCTGCTGATGTGGTACTTGGTGGCGGTTATGGTTCACAAGAAACAGCTACTTATATGTATCTGTTGAACACAAACTACATCTTCTTGCGTCCGCATAAAGAGCGTAACTTTGTACCTATCGGTGGTGAACGCCAAGCTATCAACCAGGACGCTATCGTGAAATTGTATGGCTGGGCAGGTAACCTTACAACTTCCAATAGCTTCTTACAAGGCTTGTTGACAACCTAATAGATTGGGCGAAAGCCCTTTCTATTTAACCGTTAATTTCATTATTTAAGGAAAATATCATGGCATATTCAACACTACCCATCGCTGGTATTAATTTAGAAACCGTAGTACCTATTAGCTTTGCTTACACAGAAGGCACAACTGCTGTTGTAATTCCAAATATGGGGCCGCTAGGCACTCAGACTTTTGGTTCTGATGGCAAGCGTTATGTATTGGCACAAGCTGGCGCAGCAATTACTGCTTCTACAGCAACTTGCTCTGTTAACGCATCCACCTTTGTTGCTACTGGTTCAGCTGGTTCTTACACAAGCCCAGCCGTTGCATTAGCTTCTGGTGACTATGCTTGGTTCGCTGCTACTAGCGTTTAATCAAGTATTATGTAGTACCATAGGGGTAGCTTTCGGGCTACCCTTTTTTCTTTTTAACAACCTAACCACTTAGGAGAATTAAAATGGCTATGCTTCCATCCGATGAAGGAAATGCAGATTCACGATTAGCAGTAACTTTTTACAAAAAGTCAGTAAAGCAAGATGACGAATCTTTAGCATCTGGCAGACCAATTTTCAAAGAATTCGACTTTGTCCGTATCAGTATTCCGGGCGATAATTTGAACGAAATTGACACTTATGCCAATGAAGGTCATAAAAAACGCTTTCCACGCCAATGGGCTTATTACCAAAACCAAGTTTCTAGCCATGAGCAGATCGTTGGTACACCTATTGAAGAATGGACAATTATTAGCCGTTCTCAGGCTGACGAGCTAAAAGGCATCAAATTCCATACCGTAGAAGCGGTAGCAAATTGCTCAGATCAGCAACTCCAACGAATTGGCATGATCGCTGGTATGTCCCCTTTTGCATTTAGGGAAAAGGCTAAAGCGTTTATTAACCTTGCTGAAAAAGTAGGCGATGTTAATCAGCGTGAAGCAGAACTTGAAAAGCTACGCCAAGAAAACGAAGCTATTCGAGCAGAAGCAGAAGCTAGAGCAAAGCGTCAACAAGAGCAAATTGATGCGCTTATGGAAATGGTTGCTAAAAACAAACCTAAAACCAGAGCAAAAAAAGAAGAAATTGTTGAATAAAATTAGGGGCATATTGCCCCTTTTTTGTATATAATCAGGAAAAGCCAACTACTTGGCTAATCTCCAAGTAAAGGTGAATCTATGTCCCAAACAATGCTTCAATTGGTTCAGCAAACAGCAGCCGAACTCAACTTAGCCGTACCTACCTATGTAGCTGGCAACACATCACAAGATGTGCAACAAATCCTAGCCTTAATGAATGGTTCAGGATACGACTTAGTTAAAGAATATGATTGGCAAGCCCTTCAGGTTCAATACCGTTTTTACACACAAGCTATTAATACCAACGGAACTACAGTAAATGGGTCTACAACCCTTCAAATAGAACCCGGTGTAGACATTACGGCAGTAGACCGTCAATGGCAGATTACTGGCTATAACATCAATCAAGATACCAATGTTGTAAGCGTAGCTGGTCAAACTATTACTATGAGCCAGATGGCTGCTGGTTCTGGCACAGGATCTATCGTATTAGCGCAAACTGCTTACGATTTGCCACCTGACTTTGAACGCATTACAAACCGCACTCAATGGGACAAGACGAAACATTGGGAAGCACTCGGGCCGGAAGATGCTCAACAATGGCAATGGTTAAAATCTGGCTATATTTCAACCGGCCCTAGAATCCGTTGGCGTATCTTGGATAACCAATTCCAAGTATGGCCGCCAATGAACACCAATGAGTATTTGGGTTGGGAATACAAGTCAAAAGGTTGGGTAAGAAGTCCAACTGGCGTGGTTCAAAACTCATTTACAAACGATAGCGATACAACCGTATTGGATGATCGTCTTATTGTTTTGGCTACAAAACTCAAGTATTTCCAGATCAAGTCTTTTGATACTACTGCATTACAACAAGATTACTTCCGTTATCTGAATGTATGCAAAGCTCAAGACAAAGGTGCGCCAAACCTATCATTTGCTCCATACCCAAGCAAAGTCCTTATTGGTTGGGCTAATATTCCTGATACTGGCTACGGTAGCTAATTATGGCAATCAAAGGTCGTAGTGCGGTAACTACATCGTTGCCATCTCCTATTGGTGGATGGAATGCTAGAGATTCTCTAGCAAATATGCAACCAACTGATGCAGTTCAGTTAATTAATTTTTACGCTACTCCAACTGATGTAACCTTAAGAAAAGGCTACACAAAGTCATCTACAGGCATTAGTGGTCGTGTAAACACATTGATGAATTACAGCGATACTTCATTAGATGATGGCTATCGTTTATTTGCAGTAGCTGGTGAAACCATTTATGACGCTAAACCTGCTACGGCAGTCCCATTCTTTACAGGATTAAGCAATAGCCAACTGCAATCTGTAAACATGACCAATACAGCAGGTCATTTTTTGGTAGCTTGCAATGGTGAAGATCCAGTAATGATCTTTAATGGCGAATACTGGTACTTTTTAGCAACTACAACAACTGCTCAAACTATTAGTAGCATTACTTATTCTGGCACTACTGCTCAAGTTATTACTGCTTCTCCGCATGGTCTAGTATCAGGTAATCGAGTAGTCATTTCAGGTGCAAGCCCAAGCCAATATAACGGTGACTATGTTATTACCGTCATTAATGCAAGCACTTTTGAATACACAATGGCTAGTAACCCTGGGGCTAACGCATCTCCAGTAGGTTCTTATACCGTTTCAGGCATTACAGGCGTAGATTCAAGCACATTTATCAATGTCAACTTGTTTAAAAACCGTCTTTACTTTACTCAAAAAGACACATTAACTTGTTGGTATTTGGGTGTTGATGAGATCCAAGGAGCTGCTTCACCACTTTATTTTGGTGGAATTGCTCGTAATTCAGGCTATTTACAAGCTATTGGCACATGGACATTAGACGCTGGTCAAGGCGTAGATGATTATTTTGTAGCAGTCACATCTATGGGTGAAGT